ACGAATAAGCTTTTCCTTATCACCTTCTTTAGCCAATACAGCATGACTCTTAGTTGGATGACTTGGAGTACGTTTAGGTTTGTTATAACCTGAGAATGTTTCACTACCTTTTTTAATCATTTTTTCTTCGCAGTCTTTGCTGATTCTTTAAACGCTTTAGCAGTTGGAGCACCTTTAGTTCCAGGTTTTCTCATTTTCTCACCAGAACCTGCAGCAATACGTTTACGTTTAGCGTGAATGTTAGCATATAATCCAGGTTTAGCCATATTATTTCTTCTTCTTTTTAGCCATCATTTTTTCTTTGGCTTCTTCTTTTTTACCTTCTTTTTTCTCATGAAGCTTTTTAGCTTTCATAGATTTATATTTCTCTTTACCACCATACTCTTTGATCATAGCCATTATTTTCTCCTTTTAGAAATACCTGCTTGACTTAATGCAATTGCTATTGCCTGTTTTTGTGATTTCACTTTCTTAGGTGATTTACCTACATTAAGTTCACCACGTTTAAACTCTTTCATGACCTTACTTATCTTTTTTTGTGCCTTAGTTTTTTGCATTATACTACTCCTTCAAATAATTTTCTTTCGTCTAATCTTCTATTCTGTAAACCTTTTAGTATCTTACCACCAGCTCTACAATATTTCATTAACGATTCCATAGCCGCTTCTTTATCGTTCCTAAGAATCGCTTGACGGATGGTTGAACGCTGAAAGCATCCAAGACCCAAATTAAAGCAAAAGCTGACAAGAGCGTCAAACTCATGTTGTCGAAGAGGCACGTTAGGTAACATCTTATGTACTCCCAACTCGAAGCGACGTAAGTCTGATTTAAGAATTCCATTTATTTCTTCCTGTGTAAAAGTTCTATTCCAAGATTCAGGCAGTGATTTGCCATCGCCGATAAGATGACCAACACCAACAGTCCAAAGCCCAGCAGGACAACGATAGGGCTTACTACGAACACCTTCATGATGTTTAATTAACTTTATACCTTTATCAGATACTTTCACGTTTCTTTTCCCAAGTTCTAGAACCAAAGTAAAAGCCAATAATACTTGCAGTAATAGCCATTTCTTCAGAGCCAAACACTTCTTGAGAAGCTACAACAAAATCTACACCAGTCCACATAGCCCATATTAATGAGATAAGGTTGATGATTACTAATTCACCTACAAAGATAAACGCTACTACAGGTCTTACCATAGCATTCCAATTCTTTACTGTAGGACTTGCATTTTCTACTAATTTCTTATCATGATCATATAATGCTTCACGTTCTTGAGCATACGTTTCAGCATAGGTACCTTCTAATTCAATCGCTGCAATCTTTTCTTGTGCTACAAAGCCTTTTTCTGCCATAAGTAAAGCTTGGGCATTTTGTAACTGTGCCATTTCACGTTCATGTTTTTGATCACCTTTTTGTTGGAAGAATCCAAGTAAAGAAGGTAATCCTGAAGTAGCAAATCCTAGTATACCAGATAATATTGATAACATGTTAGTTTCCTAGTGGGTTAATAACTGCTTTTTTAAGAGCTTTCATGTCTTCTTTGACATTTGTGACTGTATCAGCAATCTTGTCTTGTGAAGATCTAGCCATCGCATTAGCTTCAATTGCTTTACCATAAGCTTCGTTAGCCTTCTCAAGAGCACGATTGTTAGACATCATTACGTCTACAAGTTGTCTCTCAGTTGATTTAGATCTATCTTCTAATACAGTAATGCGAGTTTCTACATTACTCATTTTCTTAACTTCATCAATCGTACTCTGTAAGTCGTTGAAGAGGGTTATTCCGTAATAAACTGGACCACCTATTGCGGTTAAGAGTATCGAACCTATCACCAATAGTTGTTTCGGTGAGAAGCGTGAGAGTAAACTCTTGAGTTCGTCCATATTCTTGTTCCTGTTCTAGTTTAATTATTTCTTCTATTTGTTGTTGCTGTATATTGTAACTTTGATTAATCAAGTTTAAACTCATGACTAATCCAAATCCTGGTACTAATTCTTTTCCTTTTGGTACATCTGGTGTTTTAATTTCTACTTTAGCTGATCCTGCTGTCGTATTTGCAGGTATTCTAGCCTCTGTAGCCGATGTCGTCGTAGTATCTTTTACCTGTACTGTTGCTACCGAAGTAGCTGGAGTCTCCACAGTCGTTTGCAACGCAGTCAGTTCCTGTGCAATTACAGGTTCTGGTTGGATTAACGGAGCAGTTGTGACTTGTGCCAACGGACTCATTGGATTTAAAGGACTTATCGGACTCACTGGGCTTTCTACATTCGTTGGATTTGTGATAGACTTCGCACACTCGTTTGTAACCACAGTCCAAGTACCAAATATCGGAGTCGAATAAGGGTCCGAGCATATCGAACTTCTTGACTCTAGTATTGATCCAGTATATCCAGCTTCGCATGTTAAAGTTCTGTATTCTCTTGTTTCGAAACAGGTTGGCGGATCTTGCGTACAATTGTCACTAGTCGTTGTCCAATCTGACCAAGTTTGCGTAGAGCAAGTATAATTCCTACTTTGATTAATCCCACCGCTATAATGAGGTAACGGACAAGCAAGTGTCCTAGTTTCACTACTATCGGTGCAAGTAGTTTGTAAATATATCGAACAATACGGATCATCAGGTCTATACCACGAACAATAATGGTTTTGCATAACATCAGGAACTGTAATACCTTCACAATACATTGACCCATCTTGATACCACCCTTCTGGAGTTGACGAAAAAGAACACCACCAAGCATACGCATTACTTGCTGTCAGCGACAGGAGGAAGCTCAGGAAGATTGAAATCCTCACCATAAAGTGCTTTGAACCTTTCTGGATAGCGTTTAAACCATGCTTTTCTTGCTGCATGACCCATCATACCTGCATAAGGACATGGACTACCACTCATTTCCATAGCGTTCCATCCTCTAATGTCTTGACAAAGAACACTTACACCTGTCACTTTTAAACCACCACTATTAAACGCATTAAATATTTTAATACGTTCACAATTCTCATCTACAATAGTCATACCACCACTAACTGAAAATACACCTGTGTTAGCACCACCAGATACACCTGAACGACACATATCGTTAGAAAATCCTGATATACTTGGTGCCATAGCACTTGGTACTGGCATACCTTTGTTATTGATAGTTGTAGTATCAGCATGAGCATGATCTACACACCAAAGCACTAATAAAACTATTACTGTCCAAGATAAAATTTTAGTCATCATTTGTTTTCTCTAGGTCTAAATAATATTGGATTATATACAGCTGTTGAATCTATTTCAGGAAAGTAAATCATAACTGATGACATACCATTGATGTCTTCTCTACGCCAGCAACCTTCATGATTAGCATGTCCTTTTTCAGTTGCATAAGCTGCATACTCATATCCTTGTAATCCCATCTTTTTAAAACTACACTCTTCACTTGTAAGAACAACTTCACCTACATCTGTCTTCATACTTAATTCTTTTGGTAAAGTTACTGCATAAGCATTAAGAACACTAAATAGTACGAGTAATACTATTATAAATTTAGACATTATTTAAAGATATTATTTAAAAGTAATACTATAATTGTACCAAAAGCACCAAGTAAGATTTGTTCTAATCGTTTTAAACGAGCATTAATTTGTTCATAGCGTAAAGCACAGATTTCTTCGTGTGTACTTAGGCGATGATCTACATCATTGATGTCAGGTTTTGTCATCTTATTTATCCGCTGGTAAAGGTGTGTTGCCTTCCTTGCACCAGCGAAGGTAGGCTTGATAGTCTGTGTTATCTTCTGATTGCGTAAATGATGTTGTTGAACCGTCTTGATTTGTTTTTACAATATAATCAGAACCATTTATACTGCCTTTATATAATTTATACATATTAAAACTCCGCACTTAATGCTAAAAATCCAGTTGTACCATTTCCAACAATTAGTTGAGATGCACCTGAAGTAAATACTGAACTACCATGCGTATATCTAATAGGGATAAGTAATGAATTTGTATCGTAAGGAATTGCCCAAGTTCCTGTTGAAAATACACCACTAGAAGACACTGTATATATTTGAAGACTACTGACGGTTAATGATAAATTAGTTGCAGAAACTCTAAATGGAACGCATGGAATTATATAACCATCTGCAAGTGTTGGAGAAACAGCAGTGCCTAAAGAAGATGCTCCAACTCCAGTGTCTACTGGAAAAGCATATTTAACATAATACCTCTGACATAACGCCAATTCCTGACCATACATTCTTCTCTCAAACGGTGTTGCTGATGTGCCTATTTCTAGTTGGACACCTGTGATGTAGAAGGTAGCTCCGTTAGTGCCTACGACTGATGTTGAGCCTGTTGGAGCAAAAACGCTACTTGCAGTCCAAGAACCAGCAGTTCCACTATATGTTGAACCCATCCCTAAACTTAAAACAATTTCAATTGATGCAGAACTATTTGTTTGCC